AATATATGCCATTTGGTTGGCCAATGCTACCTTTTATACCACCAACTTCGTTAGATGATATTGATATTATAAACTACTCAGCACCTGCTTCTCCTAGTATACCTGGACCTCCTGGCCCAGCAGGACCTGCAGGTCCACAAGGTGAGCCTGGAACCGAAGGGGCTCAGGGGCCACAAGGTGAGCCAGGTCCGCCAGGTCCGCAAGGCCCTAGTGGTACTGTTAGCAGAAGTACCATAGTTGTTGAAGATAGCTATATAGCTAAGCTAACTGATTATTATATCGGTGTAGATAATGACGGTCCAGTTACTATTACACTCCCTGACGAGGCACCAGACGGTACAGAGTATATAGTCAAACTACAAATCGGTGCGCCAGTAGGTAATCGAAAAGTTACTGTAAAAAGCGGCTCAAGCATTGATAATGTAAATACTATTATATTAACTAACCCATACGAAGCACTACAAGTAATATATCAAGGTAGTTGGCATATAACTAATAGGAACTAAAATGGAAGAATTACAAGCAGCAATGCGAGTGGCTTTTGCTACCACTTATGCGTTCTTACTTAAAGCCCAAAATTTTCACTGGAATGTAAAAGGTCCTGACTTTTTGTCATATCACGACCTATTTGGTAAAATATACGAAAATGTAGAAGATGACTTAGATGAGCTTGCAGAACAAGTTAGATCTATTATGGCATTAGTACCAGCTAGTTTTTCTGAACTAACTAGTCTATCCTTAATAGAAGAAAGTGCGACTGATATTGATTGTAAACAAATGCTTTTTGACCTGTACAGGGCCAATGGCGTAATGCACAAAGTATTATCAAAGGCTTATATACTAGCCGAGCAAGAGTATGAGTTTGGTTTATGTGATGAACTTGCAGATCGCATGGAAGATCACCGTAAACATGGTTGGATGCTACGTTCAAGTATGCAAAGTGAGACGTAATAAAGCCCCTGTGGATTGCTCCACAGGGGCTTTATTTTTTACCCGTCAATAGTACTCATTAAACGAGCGACTAGTTCAAGGTCTTTGGCGTCTTCACGTTCACGCATTATTTGATCACGCTTTTGCTTGCTCCAAGTAAAGCCGCCGTCTCCGCCCCATAAATCCCAAGCTACTCGTCCTTTGCTCGGAAAACCTTCTTCTCCGCTGTTAAAGCCTGTAGCTTGCTTATCAGGTTCGTGCCGACTGAAAAAGCTGTACATACGTAATACGGTACTAGCGCTAAGTGGTTCACGATCTTTTAGTTGGTTGGCTCTTGCTAAACCAACAAGTGTACCTCCAGGCTTGCCTTCCTCTTTCCACTTTAAAGCACGTTTGGCTGCTGTAGCCATGCCTTCAGTTGGTTTATAAGTTTCTGCCATTTTTAATCCTTATAGGCCATAATAATTTGTTTACACATTTTGCTGCGAACAATGTCGCTATCTAAGAAGTTTACGATTTCGATGCCTTCTAAACCTTTTAAGCGATACAGCGCGTCTTCTAAGCCGCTATCATCAATATCGGTTTGATCTGGATCTCCACTAAGAATTACTTTACAGTTTTTACCAATACGCGATAAAAGCATCTTGAACTCTGTTTTAGTCATGTTTTGAACTTCGTCTACTAAGATAATAGCGTTTTCAAAACTTGCTCCACGCATAAAGCCTAGCGGCTTAGGTTCAATATCTTTGTTTTTTAGTGCGTATTCATAAAACCCTTTGCCAAGTGTTCGCTGAAATACTTGATCAAAAGGGTCTAGGTATGGCGCATATTTTTCTTCCAACTCTCCTGGTAAGAATCCCAATCCGCGTCCTGTTTCAACGTTTGGTCTGGTTAATATAATCTTGCTGATTCTACGGTGAAAAAGCTCTCCTGCAGCATAACTAGCTGCTACAAATGTTTTTCCTGTACCTGCACTGCCTACACCAAATATTACTTCATTTTGCTTTATAGCTTCTAGGTATTCACCTTGAATGAAATTTAGTGGTTTTACGTCGCGGAATCCAAACTCTATTGGATTTGGTTGTTGACCGCTTAGTGCTTTACGAGCTTTTTTGCCTGATGAACTTGCCATACGAGTTCCTGGTTAGTTAAAAGAAGCCAGCACTGTATAAGTGCTGGCGCTACTTATACAGTTTGGTTTACTTTTTATCTGGAACCTTAGTGCCTTCTAGTTTCTTGTGAACAGTAATAGTTTTGCACTGTTCTTTAAATTTTCCAGTTTTTTGATCTTTTACTTCCGTACAGACTTTTTTAGTCTCCGTAGCAAAAGCAGTTTGTGGATAAATTATAAAAAGGGATAGTAGTAGGATAGCTACAAAAGTTAAACTTTTCATATTAAATAAGTGGTTGAGCTGCGGGAGGTGGCGCTAACTTACCGTTAAAGCCGGCTTGAGGTTGAGAAACCATTTGTGGTTCTTGTCTAGGAACTAAATTCATTATGTCGTCACGACTAGTACCGTTAAATCCACTAGATATAGGTTGTGGAGCGGCTACTGGAGCTGGTGTGGTTACGCCTGTACTTACAACACTTGCACCTGCAACTTTTTCTTGTGTGCGACCATAAGCACTTACACCAAGAACTGCACCCATCGCTACGTGAAACAGGCCACCGCCTTGTAGTGTAATTGGAGCCCACTGACGAAATGCATCATTGGCAGCACTTACTTCCCAAAATTGTACAACTGTAAACATAATAGGAAATACTGCAAAATCACATAAACAGCAAATCATATACATAATAGCCATCATAGGTCGCCACTTGCGGGTCATCCAATCTTCTTTATGCTCTGTGTTTTTTACTTCTTCAGCCATGGTACTCCTTATCGGCCAACATATCTACTAGGCCAGTTATCTACTCGTTCCACAAACTCACTACGAGGTATTATCCCAGTACCTAAGTGCGGATACTTTTCTATTCGATCTTCTACTAGCAGTGCAAACATTATACCGGCAAAACTGCATAGTAGTAGAATAACAAAACCTGTACAGGCTTGGCTCCACCACTTGGCCAGCTTGCGACGACGTTGTTTGGCTAGCTTAGCATCTTCGCGCATTTTTTGGGCAATAGCTATTTTTTGCTCTTTGCCAATTTTTTCCATCATGCGCTGAACATCAGTATATAAACCACCTAGTTCAGGTGGAGAGTGGTAAACTAAAAGTTCACGTAGTTCTGCATCCATGTGTTCCAGCTTTTTAGTCATTAACACACGTTGTAGTGCACGTTTACCCACACTAGCATCACCAGTATATACTTCTTTACTACGGCGCTCTTCTTCTTCCCATACCGCAATACACTTTGCTTGATTTTCAAAGTAAATACTTAGTTGTTCACCTATTTCAGCGTATATATCGCCAGGATCCTTTTTGGAAAGCTCGACAACTCTGGCTTTTTCTTGCTGTAGCTGCTTACGAGCTTCTGGTGGAACAGGTTTACCTTCGTACTGCTTGTTAAACTGCTGGTCTAGGTCTTTTAGTATGTCTTTGACCTCACCAGCAGCACCTTTTATATCTTTATAAAGCTTACACCCTGCTTTGACTGCTGATACGGCTCCGTTAGCCAGTGCAAAGAGGGTTAACGGATCCACCTGCTACCTCCTTACAGAGGTAACCACAACCAAACTGCGTGAGAAAGCAGTAGTGTTGCAATGGCTCCTACACCTAGCGACCCTAAATAAAGTTGTTTGTTAACTGCTAAAATACTAGCTGTTAAGAATACTATAGCAATCTGATAAAGCATTGAGGTATAAGTGTACCACTTGCTGTGAGTACGCGCTTCGGCGCGTTCGGCTTCCAATTTACGAGCTTTTGCTAGCAATTCACGCTTACCTTCACCAGTTTCTGGTTCCGATGTATATCGATCAATGTTAGCTTGTAGTTCTGCCACACGCTTTTTATCACCGGCATCTTGTGCAAACTCAAGTGACATTTTGTCTAAGCGCTGCTTTATATCCTTGGCTTGGTAGAAGCTGTATGTATTGTTTACTTCAATAGTATTTGATAAGATCTTTGAGCTATTGCCGCTGCTAAAGTAATTTGTTAGTGCTAGTAATACTGCAAATATAACAATAATAAATCCAGCTTTATCTTTTAACTGCGCTTCACGCTCACTGCGTGATAGTGGTTTTGCTTCTGTCATCTCAAGCTCCTAGTACGTGGGTGGCGTGTTCGTAGTGCTTTATGCGATCCTCAAGTCCTATTGTACCACCATTGATACGTTTAGTCAAGGTCAAAATATCACCGCGGTCAGCCCACTGGTTTAAGTTATTTGTTTCCCAGAACCAGCACGCCGACTGTGCTGCCCCTTCAAAAGTTGCCATGTACTCAGCTGCTTCTTCTGGTGAAATTTCCAAGCTACTAGCAAACCAAAAATAGTTGTCTTTACCAGTTAGTTGAATTAAACCCCGGCCGCAGTAGCGATAACCATCGCCACTAGCTTCGTCGCCATTGCCCATGCGATTAGCGTATACGCGATTAGCAATAGCGGCTTGTTTATCTGGACGACTAGCGTAGTCGTTAGCTATTTCATCGGTAGGAAAATACTTTGGAAATATCTTGCGAAGAGATTGGGCACGATAGTTAAGATTTTCCTTAAGCACCATGAACCCGCCCGACTCGTGCGAGCACTGTGCTATAAAAGCTGCTATGCGTTGAGGCGTGTCTATTTGGTAGTCTGGTAAGAGCTGTTCTAAGGCATGGTGCCAGTGGTCTACGTAAGGATTCTTGGGTAGCAACTGCTTTAGTTGCGCTTGGGTTAGTTGCATTACTTAAATCCTTCATAAATAATTTTTTGTTCACGATACCAACGTTGCCAGGCTTCTACACGAAAAGCACAAGCATAGTACTCGGTATAATTATTGCCAACAGTTGTGGCAACTTGCGACAGCTTAGGGTCGTTAACAAGTTTTTCTAGTGCTGGACATGGTTGTTGCGCTAGTATACCAGGCGCTTCAGGAAACTTAGCTGTCACAGGAACTGTTGTGGAGCAAGCACCAAGTAGTATGGCTAAAGTTAGGATTAGGTATTTCATTTAGGTACCTCTGCTGCGCGATTATGGGCATCTACAAATGCTTGTGGTATTACACAACCCGTATCGTGCTTAACTACTTCTCGATCAATAAACTTGGTGATTTCGCGACCACGCTCTTGTACTACTTTGGTTTTATAAACTACTCGCTCAACAACTTCTGTGTTCACCTGCTTGCTTTGCTGCTCGGCTTGAGCCACTTTTTGTTCCAGCTCACGAACGCGAGCTAACCAAGCGTTGTTGTCTTGAACAGCTCCCATAAAGAAAATTGATGTGGCTATGATGATACCGGCGGAAGTTTTCAATAGTTGCTGATTAGGTATTTTGCGACTGGCGCTTACTAATAAAAACCCAATTAATCCGGCAAAAAACGTTAAATAAAATACGGCATCTGGAATAAATTTTAATATAAACATAAAATTTTATTAGTAAGCGCAGCAATTTTTTGCTGCGCTGTTTGGTTAGTTAAACTGGAGCTGGTGGATTAGCTGGCGCTTCAGGAGCTGGTGGTGCCCATGGTAGTGCTGCTTCTGTAACTGGGTTGTGCTTTTCTTCGATCTGCTTGGCGATTTGAGCATTTACATGATCTTCATATCCATCAACTACTACGGCCTGAATCCAGCCTAGTACTGTTGCTTCGGTAAGTTCCCCAAAAGGAACAAATGTAGATCCTGCCGGCATGTTTAAGCTTGTGAACGGTGTAGCACCACTAAAAGTGCCTTCGTGTCCATCTTCGTCGCGACCAGTTTTTGTCCAGTAGGTTTGAACTACTGCATCTTGGTTGCCGTCTTCAGTTTTGGTTTTTACACCAGTAACTTTCCATGTATAAGTAATTGCCATTGTTTTCTCCTAAAATATGGCGTTATTTGGCTAGTAGTTGTGCTACTAGTGCTTTTAGTTCATCTATTTCCGCTTGTTGTTTAATTATGCGTTTTGCTAATTCCACAGAACTTGCTAGTGCTGCATTTCCATAAGATACAGAAAGCATTCCACTATTATCCTCGCTTACTGCCTCGGTTAGCAGTAACTGGAAGTCTTGGGCGGATACACCAACTTGACGCTCACCACTATCTATGCGCGTATAAGTACCAGATTTAATTTGAGCTAGACGCTCAACATAGTCATCGGGTAGTAGGGCCCAGTCTTTCTTTAAGCGCTCATCAGAATATGCAGTAACGTTACCAGCCATGGTTAGGTTACCACTCATGTCCATCTGTAAGCGGTTTGTGCTAGCACTCCAGCCACCGATACGAATCACGTTGTCAGAATCTAGCCCAAAGTTGACTGCGTAGTAGCCACCACGGTGAAATGACATAATTGCACCGCCACCGTCATTAGAATAGGCTTGTAGTGGAGGGCTATCTGATGATGTATTGCGATTTGAGCGGAAATACGCGTAACCAGTTATAGTAGTACTTAAATTACTTGTACCGTTAGGGTCTAAGTAATAGCCAGTATCAGCAGCATCATAATAAATGGTAGCATCAACTCGTCCGTCAAAGTACCCGCCTTTTACTACGTATATGCCGTGGGATGCGCTAGTGCCGCTAGTTCCAACACCCATACAGTTATTGCCAACACTATGGTATAGGTACCAACGTCCGGTACCTTCACGATATATACCACCATTACCGCTGCTGTCATACATCATGCCATTAACGCCACTATACTGGTCATACATACCACCGTAGCTATTTTTACTGCCGCGTATTGCTAGTTGTGTATAAGTACTTAAGTCATTGGCATGTAAGTGAGCACCGTAGTGGTTGGGCCAGTACATACCATAAGTACTATCAAGCTGAATCCAGTTTTGTGGGCGGAAGTACGCACCTCCAGCTAGTATTAAGCTGTTGAGATAAGAGCCTCCGTTGGGGTTTAGATAGTACCCGGTATCATTACTATCATAAAAGATAGGTGCACGCATATCATCGCGACAACGTATACTACCAGATACAGCAGCTAAGAAACCGCCGTTTTCCATAACCAACATACCGTGGGTATTTAGGTTAGCGGCGACGCCGCCCGCGTTAGGGTGAGACCATGCTATGCCATATAAGCTACCAGTTGTAGTACCATCTGCAGGTAACTTATAGCTATCACCCATGGCAAACACGCCTTGGTAGCGGTAAGATGAATACACACCTACAACAGTACGGCCATAATCACCATCTATATAAAGATTACTGTATGTACGTAGGCCGTTAGCATGTACCCAATCTAAGCGGCTACTACTAGCAGGGTCACAGTAGTATCCTGTATCACTATGTTCATAGTAAATACCTGAACGGATCTGATCACTTAGCCATGCCTGATAAGTACCCATTACTAGGTTACCATCATCAGCCATGCGGAAGCGCCAGCTTCCATGACTACCTAGAAAACCGATTGTGCTACTGTTGTTGTGTATGTATCGAGTGCTTTCGTCGCTATCATACATATCAATAGTGGAACTAGCGCTTCCATAACCAACAATTAAACCGCTTAATCTTGTAGTACTACTAGGATCACAATAAAATGCTGTGTTATCACTGTCATAAAATATAGGGGATCTAGCACTTGCCTCAAAGTAAGAGTAACTGCGAGTAATTCTACTAACTAAATCATAGTTACCAGTTGCGGAAGTCTTAAAGAACCAACCAGTAGAGTCGTTGCCCTCAGCGTATTCTACAAGTGTTGTCTGGTGCGCTCCTGAAAGACTCGGGCTGCTAGTCGTACCACCTACGTTGCCTCTGATTATAATAAAGTGATTATTGTTGTCGTAACCCTTATACTGTCCGTAGGCATTGCCTGCATTTCCACAAAAGTAGACTGCTTTTGCTACGTTTAAGTTAGATGTGCCGGTAGGGTCTACATAATACCCTGTATCACTACGATCGTATAGTACATACGCATACGCATTATCAATATAAGTACCACCATATAGCTCTACGTTAGCCCCATCCCCCCGAATTCTCCAGTTGCCGTTGTAGTCAAGAAAGCCAATACTTCCGCCAGTATTTGCGTAGACGTATCCGCGCATGGTACTTTCATGGTTGCTACGGAACTGTAGTTCTACGTTACCACCACTGCCTGTTATGGCCCACGCGGCTCCTCCGTTTGAGTAAAAGTGGGTACCATTGGTTTGATTATATAAACCCTTACCACTGTAATGATTGCGGAACCAGCCGTAGTTATATATCTCATCAGGGTCAACACGACTCATTCGTGACATACTGTTCGGATCTAGATAGTATCCGGTATCGTTACTGTCATAAATAAACGGTGTGCGAAAATCTCCACTATTTACTTGTAAACCAGTACCGTTCCAGGATGCAACGGTCGTTCTGCTACCAGGACTAATGCTATCTGCAGAACCATACTGTAGTTGTCCGCCACCATAGCCTGCTACATAGAGTAAGTCACCCCCACCGCCAGCATTTCCAAAGATTACATAGCCACCAATGTTATTATCTTGAAAGGCTAAACCTGCATAAGTACCATTATCTGCGGTATTTCTAAATAATAAGTAGTTATTACCGCTAGAACTCTGAGTGGTAACTACACCGCTAGGCATAGCTCCTACACCGCTAGGAGTACCTGATGAAATATGTAGGCGAGACCCTATGTTTGTGCCTGTTCCAATAAGCACATTGCCGTTATACTGCGCAAGTTTTACTAGTCCGCTGTCTAGGACTTCAATGCTTGGTACGCCGGATATGTCAGTAACTGAGTAAATTGTGCCGGTTAGTGAGTTTGTAATGCTAAAAAGCTGGCCGCTAGAACCTTCAAAAGAAAGCATGCCTCCACTGGTTGGGTACACATTAAGCGTAATCGTTTGTGCACCAGTTGAGCTGTCTGCCCCAATAAACTGAATCTTAGGGTCTGCGGCTTGGCCTATATTAGGCGTAATAATAATGTTTTTATCTGATAATGCCATATATTCTCCTATGACCCCTAAATTCCATAACGACCGCGCAACGCGCTAAAGTTTTGTTTTACTTCACTAGCTGAAAGAGCTCTATTATATATTTGTGCAACAGGTAGTTCGCCTTGTAAGTTAAAGTATCCGCCGGCATAGGTTTCTCTACCAAACATAGTATTTCCAGAATTACTTACTAAGGGTATCCCATCCGAACTTGTTTGAGACCCAATACTAGTACCATTAACAAAAATTGTATTAGTTGTACCAGACCTTGTCCAAGTAACCATATACCACTGATTTTGTGTAAAAGCATAACCGTAGCTTAAATAAGGTCTTCTTAAATCAATTCCTGAGCCAGATTGATTAATACTAAATGCCCAATGATTAACATTCCAATCACCAGAGCTCATAAATGCACCGTTGTAATGATCTTGAGTGCCAGTGTATTTCATAACACAATTCATTGTTAGATCTGAAAGATTTGTGAAATTATTATTTGGAATTTCTATGCCAGCACTGTAGTTATTCTGAAAACTGAATGTATTGTCGTTATTATATGTTAGATTGTAAGCGTTTGTGGTATTATTACCAGTTAAGTCCACAATTGCTTGAGCGTTTGATCTGGTACCTGCAACAAGTGGCGTAGCATAAGACACAGCTTCTACTTGATGCCCACACATCCATATCTTATCACCCACAAACTCGCCAAAATACTGACTTAGATATAGGCCATTTTCATTGCTCTGAGTTGTCCCTGTTGCGCTTATTCTAATCCACTGATTAACTGGCCAGGTCCATTGGCTGTAATTGCCGTTATACGAAAAAGAGGCTATAGAGTTATTGTTAACGTTAGTTCTCAGATAAGGCATAGCATTATTTGCCATTGCTCTATTCTGTCTATAGTACACAGACATTGTATAGGTGGTAGACGGGCTAACAGTAGTGTATCCGCAACCAAACTGGCATCCTTGTGTAGAAGCACTAGTAATTACACCACTAAGAATTCGTAGATTACTTGGTAGCGATCCTGCGTGCGGAAAGTTTGGTAGTGGTATATCAGTTTCATTGCTGTTTAAAGACCAAGCACCTGAGTTAGTCCAAGTTTGTGGGCTATTTAGGTATTCACTATTGCCCTGGCCATTGTTGTAGCTTAAATTAGTTGTAGGTTGACCAATATAAGACTTACTTGGATTACCCATATCGTAGTGAAATACTAAGCCGCTGGTAACTATTCCTGGTCCGTTACTTACACTCATAGTCCGTACCTTCCACGTAAGGCATTAAAGTTTTGTTGTACTTCACTAGTTGTTAGTGCTCTGTTGTATATCTTTGCAACAGGTATTTGGCCATTAAACCTATAATAGGCATCATTTGGATTGTTGCCTATTTGTAGTGCCATGGAAGCCCAAACATTAGTACCTGACCAGCTACCAGAATTATTTGTAGTTGCAACTAATATTCCGTCTATATATAAGTAACTTTGTACTGTGCCTACTACATAAACTACATGATGCCAAGCATTATTAACTAAATTAACACCACCATAACTAATACTAGAAAATGTTGACGATGTGTCACTATTATATGTACTAAACGCTACAGAACCGTTGCTATAAATATTTGAAGTTATACCGTAAGTTAAACCCCATAGTGCGGCAGTATTCATGCCTGAAGCAACTCCGGGACTTTTATGCCAAGTTTCTAGAGTAAAATTTGGCATTGGCAAATAATCTGAGGAAGCTCCTCCGTATATTACACTATTACTTCCATTAAAGCTAAATGTTCCATCGCTTGCATAAGTCAAATTACTAGCACTCAGGGTATGTCTGCCTGTCATATCCAGGATAACTTGGTCACCGTTTCTAGACCCTGCTACAAAATTATTTGCTATAGACCCAGACTCAAACTGTATGTTTGCTAAGTCAACCTTCATGTTTCCTGAGCTAGGGAACCAATAGGATATACAATATGGATTAACAGGTGTAAACGTATAAGTATACTTTTGCCATACGCCTAACTGAGTTAATACAGCACTAAACCCGTATCCAGCTGGAGATATTTGACCATAGTTGTATATGGAGTAACTAAGACTCTGCCCAACCGCACTAGGTGTAACTGCCCGTAACCAAAATGATACTGTATGAACTTGATTAGCGGTTACACTAGCATTAGCACCATAGGCCATACCATCTGTAACGCCGTCTGGTTGAATCCAATGTAGGCGCATACAGTCAGTAGGCATTCTTCCACGCATACCTGTAAAACCGCTAGGTAAAAGCTCTTTTACTAAACACGAATTAGGTAGGTGTGGAGGACCCCACCACATAGTAGGAAACCCCGAAGCATTTACAGAAACCCTTACGTCATTTGAAAAATCGTCAAATACTTTGTGATTTCCTGTAGCTGGATTAATGTAACCTTGGCTACCATCTTGACTACTATTCCATGCATGTAGGCTGAAACTAGTAGCGGATAGTTTTTTAACTAAGTAGTTGCTACCTGCTGTTACACCACCGCCAGATGTTTGTGGAGTTACAACACTGTATGAAAACAGTGGGTGAGCAGAAGTAGTAGTAATTATATTACCAGACACACTAGCAATAGTTCCTATGGAGAAATAAGAGTTACCATTATACTGATTAGTATTATAAGTACCCCAACTATTACCGTAAGTTGGATAAGCATTAACGCTTGGATTGCTTAAAACGTTTGTAATAGGTGCTCCTACAAACGACTTACCATTATCCATATCGTAATGCAATACTAGTCCATCTGTAACTATTGAAGGTGAATGATTAATACTCATATTACCACTTTCCTATTGGACAAGCCTCTTTTTGAATTACTATACTAATAGGCAATCCCTCAGTTTTAGTACAGATATTAAAATTTGGTTGTAGTTCGTATTTATTAAACTCACAATTTTTACAGGTATCTAGTTTGAATTGTTGAGTAACCGTTTCCATATTACTTCCAAACATAAATATTTTTTATTATGGTAATAGCATTAGATCCGACTTCGCTACACGCTCTGCCGTGGTGTACACCACCGAGGCTACCATTTACATTTCTGCGACGTACAAATGTACACTTTCTAAACGTAGTAGTATTGTATCGCATAAAGTTATTGCCATCATTGTCACAAGCACTGGCTTTTGCATGACTAGAAAATTGCGATTCGTCTTGTGCAAGATAAGTTTTTACGCAACGATCTCCGGCTGATTCGTCATATGCGTATATATTTCCGTCGCCATAAGACGAGCCGTACCCACTAGGTTGCATAAATGTCCAGCAAGCTGCAGCTCCTGTAGTCCAGAATTCTGCAGCTATTCCAGTCCAGGGTATAAAGTCTTTTATTTGAATAAACACACCAGTAGCATCACAAGCATTACCAGTATTGTGTTGGAATGTTATTTCGAAACCACCATTTACATCGCTTTGTGATAAGATGGTGGCTCCTACTAAACCAATAGAATTTACTAGTGCTTGCGTTACTCTTTGCCCACTTCTGCCGTAAACAATAGCCATATTACCATTTTCCTATTGGGCAAAAAGACTCTACATATTTAGTCCTGCTTGCTAACAAGCAAGAACATTGGGTACAAGAGTCTTTGTTGGTGCTAACAAACTCACAAGAATTGCACACCGATAGACGTTGTGCAATAAGTTCTGGTGAGGAGAAGTCGGAATCTTCCATTATTACTTCAATTATCTTAATTCCGCCAACTTCCTTTTCAACAGTTTTCATTCAGGTATCTCCACCTCTAGCGAGTCAACATCTTTACGCTCAGCGTATACAACATAGTAGTAATTTGGTTCACCGCTAAATAATCCGTCGTTAGCTACCCACACTGCGTTTGCTTCTACTTTTTCCACATACAGTTTCTGATGTTTGCCAATAGGGGTAAGTGTTACAGTTATGGTATCTTCATCAACTAGTGCAGTCCAGTAGTCTGGTAGTGTTATCTTTGAGCCGCGTCCGCGTCCGCGAACATAAACACCGTTTTCTGGGCCTTCTAAGCTACCATAACGTAGCTTCATGTTAGGCTTTGTTGGGTGCTTGATAAGGAAAGATTTAGTAGTAGCGTTTAAAGCACCATTAATAGTCATGGTACCTGCTTTGGTAATTCTTACACGGAACCCACCACCATCTCCGTTATTATTTGACCAAAAAGTAAGATCGTCTGTGCTGTCTTGTCCGGTGTAGCCTATTGCCCAGTTGCCGTCATCATTACCACGATCACGTGTAAATCTAATACCGCCCCAAGTATTAGTGTTTGGTACTCTTACACGAATACCTTCAGCCCAACTTGAACTACGTGCGTATAGGTCAATGTTACCAGCTATTTTTAGTGATAGGCCTGTACTATTAGGGTCTAGGTAGTAAGTTGTATCATTACTATCGTAGAATATTGGTGCACGACTACTTATAGACGACCAAGTATTGCCGTCGTAATCACCATAGAAAGTATTGCCACCACCGGTATTTCTAAAGTGGTAAGAGCTTGCATACTGTAAGTACCAGCTATTACCATGATACTGTATTTTACCACTGACTTCACCAGTCCAGGCAGTTGAAGCCATTACGATAGGGCCGTACAAGCTTGCTGAAACTGAGGAGCCTGCTGGGTCTATGTAGTAACCAGTATTATCTCGATCATAGTAAAGTGGAGCACGCATATCTCCTGATGATATAACACGACCATAATCACAATCTAAGAATACGCGTGTAGTACCTGCAGATGCAACATATAGCCCCCAAGCACTTGAAGACGTTGCACTTGCGGTACCACCTGCTACACCAGCATATGTATAGCCTATGCCATACATGTTATTTAAAGATGTAGATGTTGGATAGTAAGGCCCACCAATTGTATAGATTGCACCTGTAGTAGCAGTAGTTTCAGATGAAGAATAATTACCACTTAAGTATCCAGTGCCTGCACTCTTTCTGATTATAGCTGCTGGGACATTAATATTTCCAGCAGTATCGATCGTTGTTCTTAAGTTGATGTCACCATTTGGAACAAATTCTATTGGGCCTGGATCATTCCAAAGATATAAGCTCTTGTCCCCTACACTATTTCCAGTAGCTCTATTCTTAATAAGATAACCATTACCAGTTGTAGTAGTTAGCTGTATATATGAATAAGTTCCTCCAGCATCAGTATTATTAATTTTATGATATACTGCAGAACCCGAACCAGTTTGAAGGTTATAACTTGAATTACTTACATAAGAACCGATATTTGATGAACTATTAGGGTTTACATAGTATCCAGTATCATCACTGTCATAAAAGATCGGCGATCTAGTATCTGTAGCAATATATGTGTATCCACCATTACCACCAATCTGTATGTTCATTGCGCTTGATGCACCATAATCATACGCATCCATCTTGATAGTACTTCCATCGTTATAGAAGTAAATCAATTTATTTCCAGACTCTGCACCAACTTGTCTTGATGCAAATACACCATTGTATCCTGTGGATACTGATGCACCACCAACATATATTTTAGAATTAAAATTTACTGTTGCTGAGGTACTAGCACCTCGTCCAGTTACACTAGCCAGCGTATCTGTTTCGGTATAAGAGGTTAAGTAAGTATTAGTATCAATACTCCAGGTTCCGTCACCTGTTTTCTTTAAGAAACCGTTTGTACCGCTTAAGGCAGCTATGGCTGTTAAGTCGGCATCGAGCGGTTGTTTATTGCCAAGCGCAGTACTAACTGTTGTTGCAAAGTTAGGGTCGCTGCCCAGTGCTGTGGCAAGTTCATTTAGTGTATCTAGTGTAGCAGGTGCGCTTGACACTAGATTTGCAATTTGTGTACCTACATAAGTTTGAGTTGCGTAGGTACTGGTGTCTAGGGACCAGGTATCAGCATCCGTTTTCTTTAACAAACCGCTGGTACCCGCCAAAGCAGCAATAGCCGTTAGATCTGCATCTAACGGCTGCTTGTTGCTTAAATCAGTATTAAGATTAATAAAGTTATTATCAAGCTCAGCGTTTGTAAGGGTGCGATTTACAGCCGTAGCTCCAGTTTCTCTAGTTACAATTGTTGCCATATATCTCCCCGATTATTACAAACTATTAAGCTACTGTTACTTTCCAAGTGATAACTAATGTATCTAATGCACCTTTGTTAATTACTGGGAATACTGTGCGGCATAACATTGTACCGCTTGTTAGTGCATTGAAGATACCTGCTTCAGTAATTGCACCTGTTGAAACACCTGCGCCAAAAGTAGCTACATACTGTACGCTATCGTTGCTAGCAGTTGTAGTTACAATAGTTGTGGAGTCTAGAGTAACGCGAGCACCTAGTGCTGTTTCTAGCGCTGTGTTAGCGGCAGCGGCAGCAGTAGTTCCAGTACCTACACCCATGTGTGACATAGCTGTAGCAGTGGCGTCTTTCATGCGGCTGGCGATATAAGCTAAACCAGTATTAACTACTAAGTTATGCTCGTCCTGTTGCTTGATCTGGCCATTTTCGTCAATTAGTGTTAGCTGTAGAACACCTTTGGCCTTAATTGAATCATTTACCATGATTTATCCTTTAAGTAAAATAAGTATTTGTACCTACGTATCCCGGCTCTACATAAGTGCCAGCAAAGTAGCTTTGATTATTAATAAACCCACTATCTACTGCATTAGCTGTTTCGTAGAATATTGGATTAATATATTTAAGGAAAGTCAATACATCGGCTGTATATAAGGTTTCCGATGCTACTTTGCCTGCATTTCTGTACGAAGTTTCCGTACTTGCAAATACATCCGAAGCTTGTTTATCCAGAGCTTTAGATGCTGTATCTGATGAGCTAGCCAGATCAGATAAAGATTTTCCAGCAGATTTTGTGGCAAGTTCTGCTAAAGCAACCACATCTACTGGGTTTTTATTTGTTAGAAAACTAGTTAAGTCGCTATAACCAAAACTAGTTGATAGTATTTTCTGAGTGTTAATGGCTGCTATGTCGCTGGCCAGGTAACTGTCTTGCTGAGTTGCGCTTACGTCAAACCGCGGTGCATCACCTAGTGCTAGGTACTCAACCACATTTTTACCAAAACTGGCTATTTGATCGTCATCAACATTAGCTTCGCCTAAAAAGTCGTCAGTGGCATCTACTAGGTCACTAAAACTCTTATTGTAGTCGACCACTCTACTAAACACATCGGTTGTGTAGTTTGTGCTGTCGCTAAACAGTTTAGTAGTCCCTAGGCTTATTGGGTTGCTTAATAGAGTGCTATCGCTGGCGACCTTTGATAGCAGCTTGTTGTCGGTATCCTGAGTACTCACTAGCTCTACCACAGATTTACCAGGTCTTAATATTACTACATCAGACTGGGTAAAGCTATCGGTCAAAGGTTTTGTAAGGGTTAAGCTAACAGGATTTTGTAATGCGGTGGCATCAACTAGGAGCTTAGTACCGTCAAATCTAGTAAGTTCACTGGTTGTGGCATAATCTACTATGTTCTTACCAATGCTTGCTATTTGATCGTCATCTATGTTAGCTGCACCAAAGAAATCGTCTGTTGCGTCTACTAGGTCGCTAAAGCTGCGCAAGTAGTCCACAGTACGACTAAATTCGTCTGCTTGCGTAAATTGTGTGCTTAAGAGCTTAGTGCTGTACTTTGCAACAGTTTCTGCGATAGCGGCCGTATCTAGCTTAATGCTACTAGCGTCAAATCTAACAAAGTCTGAAGTAGCTTGCTGCTCACTGAAACTGCGTAGGGCGTCCCAGACTAGCGTAGTAGTATCTGACCTGGTAAAAGTATCTGTGAAGGGTTTGCTAGTGGTTAGTCTTGGCTCATCCGCAACATCCGCGGTGTCCGCTGAGTTTTTAGCAGCGCTAAATACTAGGAACTCTGTGGGTGTTAGCGTTTCCACAAGCACCTTTCCAGTTAACTTACTGGCTATATCAGTGCTATAGCTCGTGTCTAGGAACGCTTTTGTGACTTCGTAACTAAGTTGGTCTGTTTTGCCAAAGCTGTCTGCAAAAGGCTTGCTTAGTACTATATATTTTTCGTCTAGTAAACCAGCAACGTCTGCTTTGGTTATGTTAACATACGAGCTAGCTACATCGCTTGTGGTACCATAATCAACAAGGTTTTTACCTATTAGGGCAATTTGATCGTCGTCAATGTTTGCTTCACCCAAGAAGTCATCCGTTGCATCTACCCAGTCGCTAAAGCTGCGCTTATAGTCTGCTATACGACTAAATTCGTCAGTGGAAATTACTTGATCTGGCTGAACCTTTTGATAAGTTAGCTTGGTAACTTCGTCAACTTGTACGATCTGATCAAACAGTGTTTTACCAAAACGCAAGCTACGAACATCCACACTGGTAGCGACGTCATAAGTTACTTTGCTGTAGTCCACGACTAGCTGTTCACTTAGCTGTGGAATATCTTGCAGGGTTTTGCCTACACTACTAATAAAGTAGTTATCGCTAGCATACTGTGTTTCTGCAAACGGTCTGTTGTAGTTTACTAGTCTGCTAAATAAGTCGCTTTGTGTTACGGTATCAAACTGCGGCTTTAGGCTGTATTTGCT